TGTAAGAAACATAAACCCAAAATAAAAATTTCAATCGAATTAGCAAGGATATTTAGTCCTTTACAATAAAAGTTAAAAAAACAAGTATAATCAATGTCTATTTTTTTATACACGCAAAGGTTGTATGGGGAAAATCTGACAGTTGTGTAATCGAGATACCCTTTCAAATTTTTGTGATAAATTATTTGACAAGACCACCACGCTGCTGTGGTAGATTTCCTTACTTCTCGACATTACACCCTAGAGTTTATAAGGGTTTTAGCCCTAAAATTTATCCGAAGTGTGATCGGATTACCACAATTAGTATATGTTGTGGTACTTCTCCTATATGTAGTATTAGTAGTTGTATATGTATTGATATATCTTATAGTTCCATTAAGGGTTATACCCTTATAATAACCCTTAATATACCCTTATAGAAGGGTTATACTTTATACCATAGGTTTCCTTTAGTACCCCTATTGCCTAAAGCACCTTCTATGAAGTTTTCTAGTTCTTTATTAAGTAATTCTTCTCTGTGGTCTTTTTCTTGTCTATCCGTATCGACCGCCATTTGCTCTACCCAGTAGGCACAAGCAATTGACAATACGTCTAATCGGTCATCATTTCTTAAACTACCACGATCTTTAGTGATCCTAGTGATCTGATGAAATAACTGATAATTAGCGTCCGTAGTGTCAAAGTCCTGACGTATCAATTGGGGACTAATTACTAACCTATGTTGATTTAATAAAGGTTCTAACGTATCTATGATACGCAGCTCCTTTTGTTTAGAGTGATTTACTTCCTCAATGTTAACTGGATAAAACCTATTGACTACTGGTTTTAATAATTGTGTGAACATACCATCTCCGAAATTACTTTCGATAATGATATGGTTAACATTATGGTTTCTAGCTTCTCGTGCTATCCACTCTAAATTGTCATTACTATACCCACCGCTTTTCCCTGTGCATACAAGCACATACAAGTTGCCTCCTAATTGTTTCACTATGGCAACTCCCAACTCGTCTTTACCTCGACCACTAGGGTCAATTGCCATTACTGAACCTTTGTAATCGGCAAATTGTTCACTCTTGAACATAGGTTTATAAAACTTGTCTCCAGTAAATCCTACACTTGGTAAATCTTCACAAGCATATTCTTGTGAACCTGCCCAAGCCAAACTTACTGGTGCGATATTTGGGTTAATATCCATTACAATAAAATCACTTAATTTTAGTGGGTATCTTTCTTTGTCAGATAAAGTTGTATCTAACATAAATTGTAATGCGAACCCTGAACGTCCATAAGACGCTTCTCGTTCTTTTAAATCAATATCCGTAAATCTTTCAGGATCAACGGGATCGCCTGATCTTTCTGTATTAGAGATAACAAAATCTGCTAACTTGTTTTGATACTTATGCAACTTACTTTGTTCAGGTCTTCTTGCAGTCCATATTTTAGTATCGTAACCTCTAACACCTAATTCATTGTAGATACTCATTTCGGATTGGGGAGTACCTAAAAACATTATCTTTCCATTTGGAGATAATACAGCTTCAAACTCTTTGATTGACTCCGATAGTTTGTCTCGCATACTTTGAGTTAAGCTGTTGTTTAAAGACTCGCAGTCATCACTTATAATGAAATCTGCTCTACTGCCCGTTAGCTGCCCTGTAATACCAACAGATTTAACCGAAGGTGCGTGTGAGGGCTTTGCTAAAGCTACATCAAAGGAGACATTACTTCCCCTTTGGTTTTCTTTAGGGGTTAAGTGAGTGAGTATCTCCATTTCATTAATTAGTCTTTTAGTGAAAGTAGAGAAATCATCTGCTCTATTCTTTGAAGCCGAGACTACGAGAAACTTTAAGTCGGGGTCATTTAATAATTTCCAACACACAAACGCAGAACATATCCACGATTTCCCTACTCCTCTAAATGCTTGTATTACACATCTTCTAGGGGAATCCTGCATATATTTTGCCATATCATACTGGACTGGTGTCGGTTCTGGTAAATTTAAATGTTTCCAAGTAAGGAATAAAAAGTTTCTAAAGTCCCTTAAAATAGGGTGTATTTCGTCCATAGAACCCCTTTATTTTGACTTAATGACATTATTTGAGTTATATACCTCTTTTAGTTCTTTTTCTTTAAAAGGCAGTTTTTCTGCCAATTTTTTTAAAGGACTATCCTCTAATGGAATATTATCTATATTATTATCCTTTAAAAATTGCCTAGCGACGTTTAAATCGCTAGACTTAACTTCTGGGTCATTAATTTTTTCTAACAGTTTATCCGTTAATTTATCGTGTAATTCCGAAAGTTTGTTATTGCGGATCATATTCTAAAATTACCGCCAATATCAATTATCTCATAACCTTTCGTTATAAAGTCCGATATTTTTTTCCAAATTTTCTTGACCCATTTTTTCATCATTTTTTCTTTGCTGTTTTTGCAGCTCTTTTAAATTGA